TGGAGGACTGGGTTGCCGGGGACTTGGTGCCCAGGAGTCCACGCCAACTGCGTACACAACGAGATTGCTGCGTTGGCCTGGCGATCTCTGGCCCCTCTCCCTCGTGGGCCCGACCCTGTGTTGTCGGCGGGTGTCCTTGGCTTGTATAAGTCGTTGCGGGACATTGCGCGCAGATACAGGGGCTCACGATGGGGCCTCCTTGAAACGGCGCTTTCTTATAAGGGAGCTTTAAGGCGCCGTTACCTCGAAGCAGAGGCGTCTCTATTGGACAGCAGCCAGCTTGTGAGAGCTGACTGGCTGCTCAAGGCGTTTCTTAAAGCCGAGAAGATCTCACCACCAAAGGATGGTAAACCAAGGATGATTTTCCCGAGATCACCGAGGTTCAATCTTTTGTTGGCTTCTTGGCTAAAGCCGTTTGAGCATTGGCTGTGGGGTTATCTCACGGCACGGCGGCTTTTCGGGGGTTCAAATACAAGGGTTGTGGGTAAAGGCCTCAGTCCCAAAAGACGCGCCAACCTGATTTTGAAAAAATTCAGGGCGTTTCGTGACTGCGTTGTGTTTGAGGTTGACGGCAAGGCCTTCGAGGCTCATGTCACCGAGAATCATCTGGCCCAAGAGCATTCAATTTATAAGGCAGCTTACCCAGGTCACTCTGAGTTAGCTCGTGTGCTCAGCCACCAGGTTTTCGCCGGAGTCACATCCGGCGGGGTGAAATTTAGCAGGCGGGGCGGGAGAGCTAGTGGGGACTTCAACACGGGCATGGGCAACACGCTCATCATGCTCTCGGTGTGTGTTGGGGTGTTGAAGTCCTACAACGTCGGTTTTGACATTTTAGCCGACGGTGATAATGCACTGGTTTTCTTTGAGCGTGTCGACGCCCAGCATGTTATCGACACTTTTCACGACCGGGTTTTGGATGCCAGTGGGTTCGAGATGACACTCGAGGAGCCAGTGTCGTACGTTGAGGGTATAAGATTTGGGCGTTCAGCTCCAGTGTATCTCGGCTCTAAGCTGGGATGGACTATGGTGAGGGATCCCAGATCTGTGCTGTCTGGAGCCTACGCGAGCCATAGATGGTTGCGAGAGCCATCTTTTGGCGGACGTTGGGTTAATGGGGTGGCCAGTTGTGAGCTTTCGCTGGCAATTGGTGTGCCCGTCCTCCAGGCAGCAGCCCTCTCCGTCCTCGCGCAAACGGAGCACAGACGTAAGGTGCCTGTCGAGGCACTTTCTGACTACTTTATGGTCGGGGCGTGGTTGGCAGGGGCTGG